ACGAACCTGGAATGGGTCGACGGCGAAGTCAACGCCGGCCACGCCTATAGCGCCATCCTGGGCCGTAATATCCCGACGATCAAGGAACTGCAGCAACGCCTGATCGACCTGCAAGCGCGCGTCGTGCTGCCGCTGCCAGACCTGCGCAACATCAACCGTCAAATGGCGGCCGGTGAAATGAAGGCCCGCAAGGCCAAGCGCGAAATGACCGAGGCCAACTTGCGTCTGGTGATTTCGATCGCCAAGAAATACACCAACCGCGGCCTGCAATTCCTCGACCTGATCCAGGAAGGCAATATCGGCCTGATGAAGGCGGTGGACAAGTTCGAATACCGTCGCGGCTATAAATTCTCGACGTATGCGACGTGGTGGATTCGCCAGGCGATTACCCGCTCGATCGCGGACCAGGCGCGCACGATCCGTATTCCGGTGCACATGATCGAAACGATCAACAAGATGAACCGGATCTCGCGCCAGATCCTGCAAGAAACCGGCGCCGAACCGGATCCGGCAACGCTCGCGATCAAGATGGAAATGCCGGAAGATAAGATTCGCAAGATCATGAAGATTGCAAAAGAGCCAATCTCCATGGAAACGCCGATCGGTGACGACGACGATTCGCATCTGGGCGATTTTATCGAGGACAACAATACCCTGGCGCCGTCGGATGCGGCCCTGCACGCCTCGATGCGCGGCGTGGTGAAGGACGTGCTCGACTCGCTGACGCCACGCGAAGCCAAGGTGCTGCGCATGCGCTTCGGCATCGAGATGTCGACCGACCACACGCTGGAAGAAGTGGGCAAGCAGTTCGACGTGACCCGCGAGCGGATTCGCCAGATCGAGGCGAAGGCGCTGCGCAAGCTGCGTCACCCATCGCGTTCGGACAAGCTGAAGAGCTTCCTCGAAGGCAGCAGCTGATTGGTCCTGCAGGCTTGACGTACTGGCAGTAAAGGCAATATGCTCTCGCCACTTCGCTCATCTGGTGTCCAGCCAGTGAGCAGGTGGCGAGTTCACTTTCCACCGTACCAGTTTCTGGGCCTCTAGCTCATGCTTGGTTAGAGCAGCGGACTCATAATCCGTTGGTGCGCGGTTCGACTCCGCGGAGGCCTACCAATAAAATCATAGAGTTGCGATCATTTCTCTCCGGTTGCAAGTTCCGCAAAAAAAAAGTTGTTCCGCAAAAATGCTCGGGATGGCTGGTGCGTGGCCTAGCCAGGTCCGGCCCATAGGAATATTATGTGAGCTGTTAGCGCCAGATTGCCGTATCTCACACCGGGATGCAGACTGGGTAGAGACTAGCACTCGGCAATAAATATATCGTGCGTACTTACAAGTTTGGCAGCCTCTAAAAACCAGTATCTGGTTAGTTGATCGATGTGAAGACTCTATTCTCATCGCAACTTAGGAGCCGTGGGGGCGGTCTCCTGTTTAATAATTCACAAGCATAAAATGACAATTCAAACCGCTTTGGAGCAGCTCAAGAGCCGTTCACCTAAATTTTCTACACTCAAGTCGGCGCTGGTGCATTTAGGTCTTCCAAAAAGCAACAACATGATAAACTTGGAGAACAAGTTCTTAAATCAGACCGCTCCGACAGCACAACTCATCACGCAGGCGCAAACGTTGGAGCGTATCTACAGGGATAATGTAGATTGGGGTGATAAAGCTGTGCAGTTTGCTGTGTTTGAATCTGCAGATAGGCCGCTTCTCGACGCACTTGTCGCACATACCTATATTCCGCAGTACGTAGATTCTCGTGGTAAGTTTCCTCGCCAGTTGACTTTGGGTGAGATGGACGAATTGTCAATCGATCCTAAACTGGTGAAGTGCGTAACTAATGCAACGCGTACGACCGCTACCCTCTATTTTTACAGTCGCGGCTATGAAACCTCCAAGGAGGAGTTCCCTGTGTCTGGGATGACGGACTCAATATCTCAGCAACGGTTTTTGGGTTATGACCACGTCGTTGCATACCGTCGCACCGCTTTTCAGCGGATTGACACCGTTTTTATTGATCCAGCGAGCCTCCGAATTGAATTCCGTGTAGATGCTACCAGGTTAACGCGGATTGCCGATGCCACTAAGGCATTAGTAGCCCTGAAGGCAGTATTCCGCTCCGTTGCTCAATCGCAGGTAGATTCGAATTGGCAACGGAAGGAGCTCAAGCTTGCCAATTTCTTCCCGAAAATTGAGCAGTTGTATAATGGCGGTGATGGTCGTCTTTCTTCATTGGGGCATAATACTGCTGCTGGCGCCACTAATAATGGAAAAATGCGCCGTGGTCTGAGCGGTGACCTTAAAGCTGATCCTAGCCATCAAGCAAGCCTGACCGCATCATTAACCGAAAAATTTTCCATCGCAAAAGCATATTCGTACTATAACGATATCTCGACGGTACTGCTTACGATTCCTGGGAAAGCTGCTGACACTAGTTCCGTGCCGCCAACGATCAATACTGCCATTGTGGAAGACTGTATTAACGAAACACAATTTATCGAGATGATGAACAAACTCAGATGAATCAGCGAATCGCAATCGAACGGTTTCGCCAGTTTCCTTCAGAGGATTTTGATGAAGGCGATCCCGTTCGTCCCGCGATTTCAAAGATCATCGATTATCTCATCGACGCCAAACCAGAGAACGTATGTCACTTGTCCTTTGGGATGATTCAAGCAGTAGCTGGTCTCAGGGACAGCGAAGAAGATCATCGTACACTTTATAGAATTATTTCATACATTACTGGCGAACGTACGCAACTCTTGGAGTTGGTGTTCGAATATGTAATGGACGATTATGCCTATATCTTGGATGATGAGGAAGAAGCTGATTACAAAATCACGGGTGTGTTTTCTGACCCTCGCACAGGGGTAGAGGTACCTGATAGTGCTAATCATATCCATATTTACTTTAAGGCTAGCCGGGCGGTGCTTCAGAAATGATGCGCCTGCCTTCTACTATGACGCTTGCAGCCCTTAAAGAGCACGAAGCATTAAATCCTCAAATGCCTCAGTTCGCGCATCGTATGATGGCTCAGACGTATTCCGATTTCGTTGAGACTGTGTACACGCAACTGGAAGCATTCATACGTGATTTGGAGCGAGACCGCAATTATTACCAAGAAGCTAGTGAGAATCTTCTCAACTCATCGGTTGCCCGGCACTTTCGTGCACTAGGATATACGGCTGATTTTGATAAAAATAATGGTGGTCATGCCGATATCACAGTTCAATTTGCTGACTATGAGTGGATCGGAGAGGGTAAGATTGTTCGTTCGGTTGATAATAGCTATTTGACAAAGGGATATGACCAACTAATTTACCGTTATGGTTTGGGTAAGCCGAAAGCGAATCACGCCGCTGTATTGATTTACAGCTTCGGCCCAGATACACCTAAGGTAGTAGGCAAGTGGGCAGAACATCTCAGCCAAGCAAATGCTTCCAATGCTGGCTACGCAGAAGGACTCTATTCGCCCATTGCTAACCAGGGCTTCACTGTTAGCTGTGAACACGTCCACGTTGGTGGGGGAAAGCTGTTTATTCGGAGTGTTGGTTTTCAGTTGTATTGGAACCCTGCTGCTGCTGCCGCGGCGCGCCAATCGGGCTCGTAGAGACAGGCCTGAGGAGAGAGTGTGTTTTACTTCGTAGGGCTGACTAGCTTCCCCTTGCGGTGACGAACGTAATGCCTGGTCATTGTCGCAGACGCATGACCCAATTGGCTTTGGGCCGCTTCCATGCCTTGTTGCTCTTCCTTGTCAGTGCCGGCCTTGGCACGCAGGTCGCGGAATTGGAACTGGCGGATCTCAGTCGCTAGATCCGGATGCTGCTCAGCAGCTAGCGTACGCGCTTTATCAAACGCCCCGCGAAACTGGTTATAGCTTTTCGGAACCAGCCTGAGGCTCGTTACCTTCTCTGCGACGTTCCGTGCGAGGATTCGGTTGATTACCGTCTCCAGTTGCCCTTCGATCGCCACTCGCAGCTTTGCGCCTGTCTTGTTCTGCTGCACCCATACCGCGCCCTCTTTCACATCGGACCGACTGACCTTGAGCGAATCAGCTGGCCGCTGGCCAACCAGATACGCGAGGTCGAGCAGATCCTGCAGCCAATCGACTGCCGCTGACCGCACTGCGTTATAGACGTGATCCTCAATGTACACATCGCGCCCGACCTCCCGATGCCCCTTGACCCCAGCACAAGGGTTCGGGAGCTTGGTCAAGCCCTTCTCACGAGCGTGATTCCATATGTGCGAGAACAGAGCTTTTTCGCGGTTTGCTCGGACGTGGCCAGCGTTGGGTGGAACGGGTAGCGGTTCCTTACCGTCAGCGATGCGCTTAACGTTCTCGGCTTTCTTTCTCTCGACGGTCCACTGAACGCGCCAGTCAAGGAATTGTCGAATATGAATTGGCTCGATATCGTCCAGGGCAGTCGGAGGGTCATCGAAAAACTTGTAAATCACCTTGAGCTCATCGAGGTTATCCTCCTGCGTGCGAAGCGCCTTCGACGGGAGCACGTCCTTAATGTAGCGTTCGGCCGCGCGGCGGAACGTGATGGTTTTCCCTGCGGACGGGTTGCTGTTTAGCTCAGCCCACTGGCGCACCGCCTCGGTGTAGTCCTGCCCGACAGGCTTTTCGCGACGCTTGCCGCCCTCGATCACCTCGACATAGTAATACGTTCCCGAAGGCCGGTGACGCGCACGCATGCCCGAAGGGAGATTGAGATTTTTGGTTGGCGTCCTGCCCATGTCACGCTGCACTTAGTACTCGAGGAACCCATGGCTTTTTCGGCTCTGTAGCAGCGGGAGACGGCGTGCGTCCCTCAACTGCGGTGCGAGCCACTATAGCCCATCCAGTTGCATTTACAAAAAAAGGAACCCCCATTCGCCGAAGCGCTTCAATTTGCAGGTTTCGCTGTGCACGACCAGTGAGCAGTCGCACATCGTCTCTGGATAGAAAGGTAGCACTCATTTGTTAAATTCCTTCCACCGAAGAATCGAGTGGTGGTGGTTGCACGTGGACATACGTCTTTATCTGAATTTCCTTGCTGTCGAAGCCGTCAACCTTGTCGGCCAAGTAGACGGTCATCGAGATGCGGCCGCCGTCGCGGTTGGCGGTCAGGCAACTGATGAACTGGTTCAGTCCTTCATGCACTACGGGACGAGCGCAGTGCATGGACTTAAGCAGCAGCAGGTGATGTTTGTAGGCAGTCGGGTCGTTCGGCTCGTCCTGCGTGCCTTGTACGGGGCCGGTCATGCCGCCTCCCGTTTGCTATCCGAGCCGTCGAGCCAGTACTGGAAAATGACCAGGCCGTCTTCGCTGGAGACGCTTTGGTTTCCGATGGTCTTTGACAGCACCCTCATGCCCGCGGGACCTGCGGAGTGATCGGTCATCGGCCGGGCGATTTGGTCGAACTTCGCACGGTCACCGACGATCACATACACCACGTTGCCGCCTGGTGCTGGCCCGACGTAATCGCTTGCAAGCATGCTCACGCTGCCTCCCTGTCGAGGATTGGCATTTCGGTCGGGGGCGGGGTGTCCTCGTTGAACGCTCCCATGTCGAGGCCGTGCATCAGGTAGTCGCGAAATGCGTCGACGCCGCCGTCGGCGATCTCGTGCACGACCGCCTGATAGAAGGCGCCCTGGCGTGCTGGCGGCACCTCGATGACCATGAACCTGCGGTTGCCGATGTCAGCCGGCAGGAAGTCGGGGCTGCTGGTGACGAGGATGAAGTTGAGCCGATTCGGAACCATGTTCGAGTTCGGTCCCTTGGGCTCAACGTCGAGCGATTCTGCCGTCATCATTTCCTTCATCCGGGCGATGTGTGTTCGTGCGAATTCGCCGTCGACGAGGGCGAGGCTCGTGCCTTCGATCCACCCGTCAACCCTACTGTGCAAGGCGCGTGGCCGGATCTTTGCGGCCGCATCGCCGTAGAGGTCGGCGACGACGAAGTTCATGAACAGGGACTTGCCGGAGCCTTCGCCGCCATTGAAGATCAGGGCCGTGGACATCTTCGCGCCAGGCTTACGGAGCGGGTACGCCAGCCAGCGGAGGACCCACAGGCGCAGCTCGTCGTCCATGTCGCAGAGGTGGGCGAGCAGCGTCATGATGTTCCTGCAGTGGCCTGGTCGCGCCTCGTTCGCCGCTAGCGGCGCCGGCTCCAGCCGGTTCACCTGGCCAGTTTTCGGCAACGCCGTGATGAAGAGGGCTGCGATCGTGCGAAACATCGTGGTGATCGTTTTCATGAAGGGTCCTTGCGTACGATGGTGAATGGGTAGGTCGGGTGCTGCTTGAGCCAGGGCGCCATGTTCTCGGCTAGTTCGATCAATGCAGCGGTGTTGGCCTGTAGGGCAGCGCGGGCCTGTTCGTGGAAGGTCGCCTTGCCTGGACGGCGCCAGTGCGCTGCCCAGAACGCCAAGTCATTGATGAGCGCTGTCCGTTCGTGGAGCAGGGCCGCGACGATCGCGCTGATGGATGCTTGGCTCAAGCTCATTACGCCGCCTCAGTCGCCTTGCTCGACGACGGCTTGCTTGTAGTCGCTTTCTTCGGCGCGACCTTGGGTGCCGTCTTGTTGGCCGCGGCGGACGGTTTCGCTTTTCCGGAGGCTTTGCTCGAGGTAGCCTTCCTCGAAGCCTTCTTTTCGGAAGCTGCTGGCGCCGGCGCTGCGGGCATCGCTTCGAGCATCTGTTCGGCCAGCTGCTCACCATCAGCAAGATCAGCGGCCGCCGGCACCACCTCATGCCCCGCCTGGGCGATATCGTCGACGACGTGGGCTGCTAATGACCTCTCGTCCTGCGCCTGGCTGTCGATCTCGATCTGGCTAGCTGTAGCTGGCGTCGATTCGCTCTGCGGAGGCATGGCGACGGACTGTTCGGCCTCGGCCTGCTGGTCACCTTTAATCCAATGATGACCAGACCAGATGTAACCGAGTGCATTGCATGCTGTCTCGAGCATTCCTGTCAGCTCACCGCGGGGGTGGGACATGATGATCGTCGTGAGTTCTGCCAAGCGTTGAGGATGAGCGGTGATAAATTCCACCAGGTCGAATTCGCCCATGTCAGAGACGTCGATCGGTGTTGGCTGCAACTCCTGTCGCACCGCTTCGGGATCAATGCCTTCGTGGCGCGCCATGGCCAGCACCGACTGGAATCCATCATCCACATGGTGATTATGCTGAATGCCCCAACGATCGACCGACAGGGTCTCGCCAACTAAGAGGTCAATCAGGAGCAGCTGCACTTGGGCCAAGTCGGCCTGGTCAATGTACGCCGCTGCCGCGGCGTCGCTCGTCGCCTCAAAGTCGTATTCGTCGCCGAGTAGATCATCTGGCAAGTGATGCTCTTGCAATGCCAGCTTTGTCAGTTCTCGCAATGACTGCAAGCAGAAGCCGGAGCTTGCTCGGCGGCGCAGGCGCTTGTAAAGCTCCACGCGGTACGCGGTCTCCAGCTCCGCTTTTTCCTTGAGCGCGTTCCATTCAGCCTCTTCGGCCTCGCGCTTCTTCTCATGCGCGACCTTGGCGGCTTGAGCGCTCGGGCTTTCCTCAAGCTCGGCCATGCGCGCAGCGTGTGCCTCGACGGTCTCGCATACGCCGGCCGCCTCCAGCGCAGCCTGCATAGCTGTGCGGAGATAGAGCGGAGTGAGGGCACCGTCCTCGCGTTTCACATACTTGACCACGGGCGGAAGGGCTTTCTCGTCCAGGTAATCTTTTGGCGCGCCGTGATTCTTGGTGGTAGGGGCGTTTCGAGGGAAGTTGTAGAGCGCAGCAGTGTCGGTTACCAATTCACTGCTGTTATCCCAACTGTTCGGGAGCGCCTTCTTTCCTTCGTCTCCCTCAAGCACTGGAATGCCCTGTTTGTTCGCCTTTACGACGGTTGCTGCGAAGTGCGCGGCACGCTTCTCTTTGAAGCAGTCTGGATCAGTGCAGACGTCTGCACTGACGCCAGCGAATACCTCTGGCTGATTTCCGGTCCGTTTCGGGCAGCTGGTGCACGCCCCGGCCGCGATGAGCAGCTTCGAGTCGGCAACCTTGAACACGGCCGTTTTCAGGTCGAGCATATAGGTGGACTGCACGTGCTGGACTGCCTGACGGTAGGACATTGGGTCGGAGCCCATCCATGCCGGCGGCTTGAGGATCTCGCCGAGGGCGCGGATCTGAAGTGCAGGCACTGGAATGCGAGCAATCAGCAGAGCGGTTGAGGCCGGGATTTTGTCGTCCAGGAATTGCTCGCGCACTTCAGTGGTCAGTGCACACAGCTTGAGGCGTCCATAGATGTATGCCCGGCTCTTCTTAACTTCATCGACCAGCTGGTCCGCGGTGAAGCCGTGCTGCAGCATCAGCAGCTGATAGCCCTCGGCCTCTTCCATCGGGTGTGGATCCTCGCGCTGCAGGTTCTCGAGAATGCGAATCTTCGCGGCGTCAAGGTCGCTGAGCTTCCGGCACAGGGCTGGGATGGTGGTCTTGCCGGCGATCTTCGATGCGCGGAACCGCCGCTCGCCGGCAACGATTTCGAACAGCTGCGGCGACTCCGGCGTTGGAGTGACCGGGCGAATCAGGATGGCCTGGGCGACGCCCATGGTCTTGATGCTGGCCGCGAGCTCCTGCAAGGCCTGTTCATTGAATCGCTTGCGGTTGTCTGGCGACGCTCGCATTTTGTCGAGCTCGAACTGCCCGTAGTATCCGTCGGTCAGCGCGTGTTCGGCTTGGGCCTCAGCAGTGGTGACTTCGTGCGCAGAGAGTGGGGGCGGAAGATTCATGCATGCTCCAGTCTGGAAGGTTGGGGTTTGTTAGCGGCGCGGTTCTCAGCCGCGATTGGGGTGTAAAAAGCGAGATCGAACTCGACGTGTCGGATGCGGATGTGCACGATCCATGCGGTGAGGCCTTGACGAGCTTTCGGCTGATGCTGAGGTTTGATCGGCGGGGAGATCTCGTAGCCGCGATTGCGCATGAGCTGTAAAACGCTGGGCAGATGCAAATGCAAGCCGTCTTCCGACACTTCAGCGGGAGTGCAGACGTGTGCACTGCAAAAGCGATTCAGGACCGCTCGATCGCGTGTCTTATGCAAGGCCTGGCTGAGCTCCCCGGTCCCGACGGTCGCGCGTGGGGCAGTGGCGGCAATCATGCGCGCATCACCGAGATCGGCCGTGGCTGTTCGAAGCGACTTGCAGCCTCCAACCATGCGTCGTAGCTCGAGGATGAGGTGAAAAAGAAGGTGAGCGGGCCGTTTTCGGTCGCTACGGTGACGCGGAACAGGATCATCTTTTCCTCGGAAAATGACGACTCGCAACGGAGTCCATTCCGAGACTTTAGCCTAAAGCTAAATCAACCGCAACATTAATTTTAGCCTAAGGCTAACTGACGTAAACGTGCGGGCGTAAAAAAGCCCGCGCAGGCGGGCTTGTTTGATTGAAAACCTGTGATCAGTCGTCGTCTTGTGGCAGATCGAGGCGGACACCGTAGTCACCGCGGTCACCGGGGCCGCGGTCCCAGCCACCTCGAATGATGGCGGCACACTTAAACGTTTCGTGCACGCTAAGCTTCCCGTAGCGAACTATTCGCCGGAAATCACGTGCCGCCTGACGAGACAAGTGCCCGACGTGTAGCCCGTTGATTTCAACTCGTACAGCTTTATTGTCGTGAGGGTTTTCGTCATCCAGGATGAGATGTGCGTCGGCTTGCAGGTCAACGCCTTCTTCGCCCCATGGGCCACAAATCCTTAAGAGATTGTTGCGGTAGAAGCTCTCACCGGCCACGTTAATTCTGAAGTGTCCTGGGCCAGTGATTCGTGGGATAGTGTCAGGCATTTGTTACTTGATCTAAGGGCGGCGGAGCTTTTTTCTGTGTTCCGTTACCACACCGATTACAGCGAGTGCCTCGGTGTCGCTCCGTAATGTAGGGTAGTCGTCATTTAAGGGAACAAGCTCGAAAATCAAGTTCCCGGCTGCATCTATCCCGCGAGGCCGATATTTCTTGAATGTTGCCTGTTCGCTCCCGTTGCGTGCTACGACGTAGTCGCCGGGATTCGGCGAGATTTCAGGGTCGACCATGATCCGATCTCCTGGGCGAAAATCGGGCATCATCGAGAGTCCTTCTACGTCGAGGGCAAACGCCCAGCTCGACAAATCCTGATCTGTGTATTCGTATGCGTACCCTGCACCCGGAGGATACGGATTCTCCATATCTCTTAGCGCGCCGGCTTGAATAGACGAGATAACAGGAATAGGGCGTAGGCCGCCGCTAGTCGAAGGCTTTACGTTCTCATCGAAGGGTTGGGCGCTTCCTTCGTTGTCGGTGTGTGGCTGATCCAGCCAGCCAGCAGGTTTTCCTGCTGCCAGCTCAATGCGTCTTGCCGAGCTCGAGCGCATACCGCGGGGCTTGCCAGTAGCAGAGTGCGTAGATCCGTTCATCCACTGGCTGTACTGCGAAGCGCTGCAACCTATCCGCGCAGCTACAGCGGCAACGCCACCAAATTCATCCGCCAGCAATCGCAGATTTTCTTTGTGGATCGTTTCTAGTGTTTTCATCTATCCATTATTTAGCAATTGGCTAATGGAGTAAATTCGCCTATGGCTAACATTCCTCTTGCGCTTTATTTAGCCTTAGGCTAATCTGGCGAAATGAACCTCTCCCAATACCTCGTCCAAGAGCGTGGCCGTCAAGCTTCGTTGGCCCGCGCGATCGGTGCACACGCGCCTGACATTAGCCGTTGGGCTGACGGTACGAGACCCATTCCCATAATCCACGCAGCAGCGATCGAATCTGCTACCGGGGGATTGGTAACTCGTCAGGAGATGTTCCCAGACGACTGGGCGCGCATCTGGCCCGAATTGGCAGCTGCCTGTATCGAAGGCAACCCAGCATAAGAAAACTTACCCAGTGTAAAGCGGCGTGGTCGCTCGATCAGGCACGCCCCTGCAGTTGCCGCACGGAAATAAAAGCGGCAGATAAGTATCCATGTTGCAAGAATAGGTTGGCGCGAGGTCGGCGGCAACCACAGCGAAAGAGAGGCAGTTGTGAATTTAAGGCAATCTTACCTGTCGATGATCAAGGCGTTTCCCGGTGGCTGGGACGCCATGGCCGGGGCTCTCGGCATGAGCCGTGACGCGCTCGAGAACCGCGTGTACGAGCGCAAGGGGCAAGGCGTTACGGTCGAAACCGCGCTGCAGATCCAGGCGTTCTCGCAGACCACCCACTTTGCCGAAGCGGTCGCAACCGCGAGCGGCGGCACGTTCCTCAAGTTGCCTGACGATCTCGACGAAGGTAACGAGCTGCTGATGTCCAAGTTCCAGACGCTCTACGTGCGACTGGGAGAGTTTTCCAAGGACTTTACCGCGGCGACGGCGGACGACCTGATCGACCGTCGTGAGCAGGCCATCCTCGAGCACGACGCCGCCGAGCTGCACAAGGTCGTCGCCGAACTCCTCGCGCTTACCTTGCGCATCTATGCACCGCAGGGCGGCAGGGAGGCGGAATGACTCTGCATCGTCTGCCGCGCGCAGGCAGCCGCGCACATTCGGTCTTGCTTCACCTAGTGCGGTGTGGCGGGACGTCGACGCCGACAGCGCTGCTTCGCGCAATAGCTTATCCGCGTGCGCGCGCGGAGTTCGACGTAGCCGTCATCGGACTGCTGGAGCGTCAGGGCCTCGTGGTCAGGAGCAACGAGACGGTACTGCTGACGGTCTGGGGCCGCCAGCTTGTAGAGCCAGAGCCGGCGCCAGCAGCCGAGGTCGCGGTAGTGACGCCCGGCCGCTACGCGCCGCCGATGCGGCCGCTGTCCCTCAAGAATCGCCCACGCCTGGTGTCGATGCGGCCAGGTTCGCTCGCATATCGCGACATCCCCTCGCGTATGGCAAATGAACTCGTCTATCACGTAGAGAAGGCGACTGCGTGACCGGCCAAGATTTTATTGCTGTTGGGCGCGCAGCGCTCAACCAAATTGAAACACTCCTCGCCGAATGGTTCCCGAACGGCGCGCGGGAAGGTCACGAATTCTGCATTGGATCGCGCGACGGTGAGGCTGGCCAGTCGCTGCGCATTCGTCTCACCGGCGACAAGGCCGGGGTTTGGTCTGACTTCTCCGACGGCGAAGCCGGCGGCGATCTGATCTCGCTCTATGCATTCGTCAACAGCCTCTCTCCAGGCCGCGCCTGCGCGGCCCTGGCCGAGCGCCTCGGTATCCCGCTGACCCCGCGCGATAAACCGAGTGGTAACGGAAGCGCACCGATCGTCTTGAAGCCGAAACAGTCCCCTATTCGCACGCCTGCGCAAGCCGGCAAAGGGGTAGAAGCACCTGCCGAGAAAAAATCACGGACGCCATGGGCGCCGATGCTGCCGGTCCCCCAGGACGCTGGATCGCCACCGAAAGCCCACGTGGTCCGCGGCCGACCCGAAGCATCCTGGGAATACCGCGACGTCGATGGCCACCTGCTCGGCGTGATCTACCGGTTCCTGCGTTCTGACGGCGGCAAGGAAGTGCTGCCCTGCGTTTATGCGCGCAACGCGGAGTCCGGACGGAAGGAATGGCGTTGGATGGCCTTCCCTGAGCCGAGGCCGCTCTACCTTCGTGGGCCACACCGGCCCGAACTTCCGGTGCTGGTCCTCGAAGGCGAGAAGTGCGTCGATAAGGCTGTTGGACTTCCTGCGGTGCATGAGAACTTCGAGGTGCTGACGTGGTCCGGCGGCGGCAAGGCTGTCAAAAAATCTGATTGGTCCGCGATCCGCAGCCGCAACGTGATCTTGTGGGCTGACGCCGACGCAAAGGTCTACAAGGAGGGCCACGAATACGCCGGCCAGATCATGCCTGAATGTGAGCAGCCGGGCATGGTCGCCATGGTCCAGGTCGCGGCGATCCTGCAGGCGCAGGACTGCAGCGTGTTCTTCATCGATATTCCTGCACCTGGCGATGTGGCCGATGGGTGGGACATTGCCGACCTGATCGATGGCGGCGCCACCGAGGAGCAGGTCGTCGCCTGGCTCACTAGGCTGCGCGTCGATCAGGCGGCCGAGGATGACGACGAGCTGGTGCAGGAGCCGTCTGCTGACGATGTGCCAGCATGGGTAGCCGAGCAACTGGACGCGGCACCGGCAGGCACTTCCACCCCTTTGCCGGCTGGCGCGGGCGTGTCGAAGAAGCAGCTTCGCCAGATGCTGATCCAGACGGCGAACGGCGGCGTGAAGGGGTGCCGTGAGAACGTCTACATGGTGATGGAGAATGACCCGCGCCTGATTGGCCTGGTTGGCCTAGACATGTTCTCCGGCCTGCAGATGAAGCGCCGCCCGACGCCATGGCCGAGCGAGCCAGGCGAATGGACCGAATCCGATGACTTCCGCCTGGGCATGTACATGGCCGAGCATCACAGCCTCGTCCTGGCGTCTATCGGCGACATCGAGCGCGGCGTCGCCCAGGCAGCACGCGAACATTCCTTCAATCCGGTCGTGGATTACTTCGACCGCTGCGCATCCATGTGGGACGGGCAGGCGCGGGTAGCGACGGCCTTTACCACGTATTGGGGCGCAGCCGACTCGGAGTACCTGCGGCTGGTGGCTACGATGTTCTTCATCGGGATTGTGGTCCGCGGCTACCGGCCGGGGGTGAAGAACGACCACGCGCCAGTGTTCGAAGGCGGCCAGGGCCGTGGTAAATCGACTGCGCTCAAGGTGCTGGGCGGCGACTGGTTCGCCGACACGCCTTTCCGGATGGGGGAGAAGGACGGCTACCTGTCGATCCAGGGTGTGCTGCTGTATGAGGTCGCCGAGCTCGAGCAGTTCAACCGCTCCGAGGTCACGGCCATCAAGGCCTTCATGTCCAGCACCGTCGACCGCTTCCGCGAGCCATACGGCCGCCGCATGAAGAACATGCCGCGCCGATGCGCTTTCGCCGCGACGACGAACGAAGACGCCTATTTCAAGGACTCAACCGGGAACCGGCGCTTCTGGCCGGTCGAGACGGGGCGCCTCGATATTGAAGCGCTGATCGCGGATCGCGACCAGCTGTTCGGCGAAGCGATCGCGCTGATGAATGCCGGCGTCCAGTGGTGGCCGACATACGAGCAGCAGCAGCGCCTGATCAGTCCGATGCAGGAAAGCCGCGAGATCCCGGATCCATGGCATGGACGCGTGTACGAATATCTGGAAGGGATGGACACCGAAGGCAAGCCGACGATGGTTGGCAAGGTCACGCGCATCACCGCGCGCGAGCTGCTGACCAGGGCGCTGCACTTCGAGTTGTCGAAGATGGGGCCAGCGCGGGCAGAGACGATGCGTATCGGCGCGATCATGCGCAAGCTGGGATGGAGCAAGGAGCGGAGTACGGAAGGCGCACGCGAGTATTTTTACGAGCGGCCGAAGGCAGCTCCTGCAGGGGGCGAGGTGGGAAATGGCCTGCCAGGTTAAACACGCAGCCGTGATCATGACGGCGACTCACCAGGGATCGCGGGCGCATCGTGCGCAGGCGGAAAAGGTGCTGTCGTCGCTGCTCAAGGTAGCGATTCTTGTCCAAGGACGGACAGCCGTCCAACCTCGATTTTTTGAGGTTAGACGGCTGAAACCTGCATGGATAGTGGGTTTCCCAACCTCCCAACCTCGCCAACCGACACGCGCCCCCGCGCACACCCGCGTATACGTGCGCGACGGGTCGATGTGGCTCTTGCCCCTTTTGGCAAAACTTAGAAAGAGGTTAGGTAGGTTAGGAGGTTGGCAAACACAGCATCCATGCGGGTTCCAGCCGTCCAACCTTTTCGCCAACCCTTCAGCGGTTAGACGGATCGAAAGCAGGTCGACCAGTGGATACGGGCAGTTCGGATATTGGGCAGGCCGATGTTGAAGGACAAGTAGGGAGCAACCCGGCAAGGACCGGGCAGGGCAGGGCAGTGACGATGAATGTGAGAACAGCAAAGGGGCAGGACATGGAAGGGGTGCAGATGCAACACGAGGCGAACGATTGGATCGAAGTGGCCGCGGCTTCAGAGGGAGCGGGTGAGATGGTCTTGGCCGGCCACGGCGTAGGCGGCGCGGATGTCGAGCGGGACAGCCCGTTTCGGAAGGTGATGAAGACCTGGGCGCGATGGATGACGCTGGCTGATCAGCAGCACTCGAATGGGTGGGCGAATCCACAGGATGTGAAGGAATTCATGGCATGCGGCTCGGCGGTCGAGATCATGATCGACAACCTGCCGCGCATCCAGTGGTGGGCAGTGCGCAAGGCATTCGGAATCGCAACGGTGTGGCGATTCCCCGAGCACTCCTACGAGTACGCTTTGGAGGAGGCCGAGCGCACACTGTCCAGGGCAATGCAACGGAATATTGCCACGAGACGATATTTCCATTAGGATACGCGTGCTAGATGCCGATATTGCGTCTAACACACGAGCAAAGCCCGCCCCGAAAGGTCGCGGGCTTTTTTGTTTTCAGCAGGACAGCGCCGTCACCTGGCAAACCGTCGGAGCCCATGATAGTGGCTCCAATCCCGAACCTCAAGCGAACGCTGGACGCCGAATCGGCGCAGGTTGTGGATGACGCTCGCCAGCGACCGCTGCGTCTTGTGCAGACGTCTACACGAAGGAAGAACGATGGCAGTCGACGTGCGCGATGCGATCAGGCAGCTCACCACTGGAATCCTGGTGGAGGAAAAGCAGGTGAAGTTCGCCACGCGTGTAGCCCTGACCCGGACGGCCAAGAGAGTCGAGGCCGCAGAGCAGCATGAAATGCGGGATAGCTTCGACCGGCCCACGCCGTTTACGATGTCGGGCCTTTTCGTGCGGCCAGCGACAGCATCGAACCTGACCGCCGAGGTCAAGCTCAAGGACTTCGCCAGCAAGAGCAGCACGCCGGCAGCGAAGTACCTGGAGGCGCAGATCAAAGGTGGCACTCGCGGACAGAAACGCTTCGAGCGCGCGCTGGAGTCGATCGGTGCGCTGCCGCCTGGCTACCGTGTCGTCCCCGGCGAAGGCGCAGAGCTGGACGCCTACGGCAACATGAACCGCGGCCAGATCGTGCAGATCCTCGCGTACCTCAGGGCGTTCCCGGAAGCTGGGTACAAGGCGAACATGAGCGACAAGCGGCGGGAGGCGCTGCAGCGCGGGAGCAGGACGCGCCAGGGCGTTTCCTATTTCGTTGGGCGCCCAGGTGATCGCCTTCCGCTCGGGGTCTACCAGCGCGTCCACTTCGCGCGCGGCACGGCGATCAGGGCGGTGATGATCTTCGTGCGCAACGTGGTCTACCAGAAGACGTTCGACTTCGGCTACGTGGCCACGTCGACGATCGAACAGCACTTCGCCGGCGAGTTCTCCCGCGCGCTTACCGAGGCGCGGGCGACGCAGCGCTGACCTTTTGCGATTTCCAAGGTACTCCCGGAAGGGGGGCCTTCAAGGGTAATTCGAACCCCGAGTTTTCTCTAGTCACAGACCCGTCCTAAGGGGGTTGTATTGTCCACCATTGACCTATCCATGCCGATGACACAGGCAGCATTCGGTGCGCTCGTCGGTGTCAGCCAGCAGGCCATCGGCAACCTGGTCGGCAGGGGCATCCTCGACAAGGGGATGGACGCCGAGCAGCTGCTGCTGGCGTACTGCTCGCACCTGCGCGAACAGGCTGCCGGCCGCGCCGCCAACGGCGAGCTGGACCTGGCGACCGAGCGCGCAGGCCTGGCGAAAGCGCAGCGTGAAAAGATCGAAATGCAGAACGCGGTCACGCGCGGCGAGCTCGCGCCCGTCGCCTTGATCGAGGAGGTGCTGTCCAAGGCCGGTGGCCGTATCGCCGGCATCCTCGAAGCGATCCCAGGCGCTGTGAAGCGCCGGGTGCCCAGCCTGACCGGCGACGAGATCAAGAACATCGCGGCCGAGATCGCGCGAGTGCGCAATGTGGTCGCCGGCATGTCGCTGGAGGACCTGCGCGAGCCCGACGAGGAAGACGAAGACGGCGAGGGCACAGGCGAGGAGCTCGCACCATGAGCAGCATGCACGAGGTGCTGAACTGGCAGTCGCCCGAGCTGGCCAGGACCGTCTCGCGTGGCCTGGGTACGTTCGGCGTGCCGCCGCCGATGACGCTCGAGGAGTGGGCTGCGGAGCACTTCTACCTGTCGGCCGAATCATCGTACGTCGAGCAGGCCTGGCGCCCGTGGCCCTTCCAGCGCGCGATCCTGGCGTGCATCAGCAACGACGACATCCGCGCGATCGACTTCAAGAAGTCGGCTCGGGTCGGCTACACGAAGATGCTGCTGGCGGCCGTTGGCTACTTTGCCGAGCACAAGCGCCGCAACCAGGCGCTGTGGCAGCCGACCGATGGCGACAGCGACGAGTTCGTGAAGACCGAGCTCGATCCGATGCTGCGCGACGTGAAGGTCATGCGCAAGGCGATGCCGGCGCACGTGTCCAGGCACAAGGACAACACGCTCGCCCAGAAGAAGTTCCTCGGCTGCCTGCTGCACACCCGCGGCGGGACGGCCGCGCGGGCATACCGCCGGATCTCGGTCGACGTCGCGCTGCTGGACGAGCTGGATGCGTTCGATCGCGACGTCGAGAAGGAGGGCTCACCCGACGTCCTGGCGGCCAAGCGCGTGGAAGGCGCGACCTTCCCGAAGATCATCACCGGCTCGACGCCGAAGCTGCAGGGTTTTTCGCTCATCGACGACCGCTACCGGGCGGCCGACGTGCGGCTCAAGTATGCGATCCCATGTCCGGAGTGCGGCGAGTTCCACGCGCTGACCTGGGGCAAGAAGGACGAGCAGCACGGCTTCAAGTGGGTGAACGGCGATCCGGAAACCGTGCGTCACCTTTGTCCGCATTGCCACTGCCTGATCACGCAGGCGCAGTACCTGGCCGTGGCCGACCAGGGCCGCTGGCAGAACGACGACGGCAGCATCACGGTCGATGCCGCTGGCGTGTTCCGCAATGCGGCCGGCGAAGAGATCCCGGCGCTCGAGCACATCGCCTTCCATGTCTGGACCGCGTACAGCCCGCTGGTGACCTGGTCGCGGCTGGTCGAGGAGTTCCTCGAAGCGTACGAGTCAGCGCAGGGCGGCGACATCACCAAGCTCAAGGCGTTCACCAACACGACTCTCGGTGAGGTCTGGGCGCTGGAGCAGGAGAAGAGCGACGCCGACCAGCTAAAGGAACGTGCCGAGCCCTACAAGCTTGGCACGGTGCCGATGGGGTGCGTGCGGCTGCTGGCCGGGTGCGACACCCAGGACAACCGGATCGAGGTCACGGTGCGCGGATATGGACGGGGGTGCGAGACCTGGAAGATCGATCACCAAATCTTGTACGGCAACCCGAGCGAAGACCAGGTGTGGCAGGACGTCGCCGAGTACGTGTTCGAGACCGAGTTCGCGCATGCGGGCGGGCAGCAGCTGCGGATCTACGCGGCCGCGATCGACACCGGCGGCCACCATACCCAGGCGGTGTACGCGTTCGTGCATGCGCAGAGTGCGCTGGGCCGGAAGGTGTTCGCCGTGAAGGGCCGTTCGGGCCGGGAGAAGCACATCAAGGACGGCGTCTCGAAGGTCGACATCGACTGGCGCGGCAAGACGAAGAAGCGCGGCCTGTTCCTGTGGCAGGTCGGTACCAACCTGGCCAAGGACCTGATCTACGGCCGCCTGCAGATCACGAAGCCGGGGCCCGGCTACATGCACTTTTCAAAGGAGTCGACGGATGAGTATTTTGCGCAAATGGCAGGCGAGGCTCGGGTGGAGCGCGCTACCGCCGGCGGAAAGGAATCGCGCTGGACGGCGCTGCGCAAGCGAGTGGAAGCGTGGGACTGCACGGTCTACGCGGTCTGGCTCGAAACCCACCTCGAGCTGGCCAAGAAACCGGCGAAGTGGTGGGACGCCCTAGAAGCTGAAGTACAGCCAGCGATTGGAGATCTCTTCAGCCAGCCGGCTGGAGTAGCTCCCGAACCGATGAGGACGGCGCCGCCGCCACAACAACAGAAACCGCCAGCCCCAGCCACGCCGCCGGTGCCGGCACAGAACCGAAACGCGAGCAACCGCTTCGCGTCCGATGATTGGTCCAGCAGGGGATTTGAATAATGCAGAACGAACACGATATCGTCGGCGCCTTCGTGAGCCTAGTCGGTGCCACGCTAGGCCTCGGGGTATTCACCCCCGAAAAGCAGCGGATGGTTGACACCATGCTCCGTACGCAATGGGGCGGGCAGGAGGTCTATGTCAAGAAGCACAATGTCGACTCTGAAGCGCGTGCACTGGAAATCAAGTCCAAGTACAACGGCCGCAATCGCAAGGAGCTGATGTTGGAGTACAACATCAGCCGATCGCAGTTCTATAGGTTTATCAAGGGAGGATAGCCGTGAATATATACGGAGAGAGCTTCTTGATGAAATGTTTTATTTAAAGAGCTGAGCCACTCGACGCTGCCCAGAATTTTGCAAAACCTGCTGTTTCGAAAGGCACGGGGAAACCTTCAAACTCGACAAATACCCATTTTTTCTCTTCAAATTTTCTTCTTGCGAATTCTTTCCCTTGGGCAGATTTGATTACGTAGACTTGTCGATAGTCTCCTAGCTTTCCGGGTGGATAGCCGCATGCATAAAACGCATTTATTTTTTGGCCGGCGATTTTGATAATGCGCTCGTTAAGTTTTGATGTATCTGTCAGAACGCATTCCGAAAAAACAAGGAACATCAATTCGGCTCCGTCTTTTGTAGGCTGAATTTGCGCTGTAAACAAAGTTGGTTTTTGGTCGACTGAGTTCTTTTTTATTCCAGTCATTGCCGTGCCGTTTTCCATGTCATCGAAAGATAAAGGTGAAGCCTGCGCGTCTTCCCCAAATTTAATTTTCAACAAGCTAAGAAATCGACTGGCTTCATCTGGAGATATATCTTCGTTGGTCTGATAAGCGTATGCGTTCGATACGCTGACTAAGCACAGTCCAAGGAAAAGAAAAAGTCGGAGCGAGCGCATTAAAGTTCCTTTTTTAAATCAATAAAAACTAAATATATTTTTTCAAATTTAATCGCGAGTCAAAATTTGCGATTAAATGCAGCAACACAACTTGTGATTCTGCCATGTTTTTTGATGAAAGTCATTGTCTCATCTTTCCCTAGAAATGAGACGTGTAGCTCGCTAGTGTTGGATAGGCAAACAAGGAGTATCTAATGAATAACGCATCAACTATGCTGTCTGAATATTTAAAGGCCGAACTTGCCGTCTTAGCAGGTAAGACCATTACCTTCCAAGGCCGTTCGATGGGCATGGAAAATCTCCAAGAGATCCGTGCAGGCCGCCGTGAATGGGAGTCACGCGTGGCACAGGAGTCGCGCGTCGCTAGCTGCCGCCCGTCGATCGGCGGCATGTCGTTCTCCGTCGCAAGCTTCGGAGACCGCGGATGATGAAGCCGGCTCAAAAGGTCCAACTCAATTTCTTCGACCAGGCGATCGCGTTCTTCTTCCCTGGTGCCGGCGTGCGCCGTCTTGCTGCACGCAACGTCCTGAGCCAGTACGAAGCCGCGAAGCCGTCTCGCCTACGCAAGGGCCGCAAGGCGAACGGCTCGCCGAACGCCGGCTCGCAGATGGGCGCGGTCGGCCTGCGCGGCTTGGCCCGACACCTCGAGTCAAACCACGATATCGCGCGCGGTGCGCTGCGCACCCTGGTGAACAACGTCGTCGGCCCGAGCGGCATCGGCATCGAGCCGCAGCCGCGGCGCCGCGATGGTTCCATCCACGCCGAGTACGCGGCCGCGTTACGCAAAGCCTACCGGGACTGGGCGCAAACGCCAGAGGTCACGCAGCGGCACCACTGGAGCAAGGTGCAGCGCATGGTCGCGAAGACGTGGCTGCGCGACGGCGAGTGCTTCTCCCAGCGCCTCATCGGCGCCGTGCCGCTGCTCGACCACGGCACCAAGGTTCCGTACTCGCTTGAGCTGATCGAGCCTGACCTGATCCCCTTCGATTACTTCGACCAGGCGCGCGGCATCCAGCAGGGCATCGAGCGCAACACTTGGGGCAAGCCTACCGGCTACTGGGCCTACAAGAGCTTCCCTGGCGGTGACACTTGGACGAAGGGCAGCTACGAGCTCAAGCGCATCGAAGCCGGCCGCATGCATCACATTGCGTCGATCGACCGCATCGGGCAGATGCGCGGCGTGTCCGAGTTCGCCAGTGTCATCGGCCGCCTCGAGGACATCAAGGACTACGAGGAGTCCGAGCGCATCGCGGCGAAGGTCGCGGCGTCCTTGACGGCATACGTCAAGAAGGGCTCGCCCGAACACTACCCTGAGGTCGGCGACGGCGCCGCAGGCCAGCCGCGCGAGCTGCACTTCTCGCCCGGCATGATCATCGACAACCTGGGCGTGGGTGAAGAGATCGGCATGATCGATTCCAACCGTCCGAATCCGAACCTGGTCACGTTCCGCCAAGGCCAGCTGCGCGCGGTTGCGGCCGGCCTGGGCGGCAGCTACTCGAGCATCGCGCGCGACTACAGCGGCACCTACTCCTCGCAACGCCAGGAGCTGGTCGAGCAGTGGATCCACTACGCGGTGCTGTGCGATGAGTTCGTCGGCCAGTTCGTTCAGCCGACCTGGAACGACTTCGTGCTGGCATCCCGCCTGTCTGGGGCGGTGCCGATGCCGGCCGACGTGGATCCCGAGACCGCAGACGACGCGCTGTTCGTTGGCCAGTCGATGCCTTGGATTGATCCGCTGAAGGAGGCGATGGCCTGGCACTCCCTCGTACTGGACGGCTTCGCCAGCGAGGCCGAGGTCATGCGCAAGCGCGGCGCGAATCCGCGCGACGTCATGGAGCAAGTCGCAGCGCACCGTGCCGAGTGCAAGGACCGCGGTCTCGTGTTCGCTTCCGACTTCGCCAACACCAACAAGTCGGCGCCGCCGGCCCCTCCGCCCAAAGAAGACGACAAGGACGAGTGATTCTTTGTGCCGAGGCCACCACCAGGTGGCCTTTTTTTCGTCCACGCCCAGCAAAAACTGTCTCATTTCTCCCTAGAAATGGGACTGCCGGACCAACAAACTGATGACTTCAAAACGAAGCATTCGACAAGGAAAACGGACGATGGCTACAGCAGACCAGAACCAGCCGCCGAAGTGGTACACCATCCGCCCCAACGCGCGCGCAAACGCCGCTGGCGGCGTGCAGGCTTCCGCTGCGGAGATCCTCATCTATGGCGACATCGGCGAGAGCTGGTATGGCGACACCATCGCAGCGGCGTCGTTCGTGCGCGATGTGATGGCCCTCGACGTCGAGCAGCTCACCGTGCGCATCAACAGCTACGGCGGCTCGGTGACCGATGGCATCGCGATCCACAACGCGCTCAAGCGGCATAAGGCTGCCGTCACCACCGTCGTCGACGGCATCGCCGCTTCGATCGCCAGCCTGATCGCGATGGCCGGCGACACCGTCGAGATGGCGGAGAACGCCCAGATCATGATCCACGCCCCGTGGGGCTGGAACTCCGGTAACAGCGCCGCCATGCGGGAGTACGCCGACATGCTCGACAGCTGGGCCGACGCGATGTCGACCACCTACGCGTCGAAGACCGGCGGCGACAAGGCAGAGATGCTGGCCCTGCTCACCGACGGCAAGGATCACTGGTACACCGCCGAGCAAGCACTGGCTGCCAAGTTCGTAGACGTCGTGGTTGCCGGCCTGCCGGTCGCCGCGAGCGCTCAGTTGAAGGATTCCATCAAGGCGCGGTACGCATCGTTCCCGCAGCCGACCACCCCGGCGGCATCTGCCGCGCCTCAACCCCCATCGAAGGAGAGCAACACCATGGCAGGAGCCAATACCCCGGCGGGCGCCAACCCGTCCCAGGACGCCGTGAAGGCGGCAGCACAGGCCGCTCTGGCAGCCGACAAGACCCGCCGCGCGGGTATCGCTGCGGCGTTCGCGTCGTTTGCCAGCATCGACGGTGTAACTGCCCTGCAGGCGGCCTGCGCCGACGATCACGACTGCACCCTCGAGCAGGCCAACACCAAGCTGCTGGCACACCTGGGCAAGGGCTCGGCGCCGGTCGCAGGCAGCTACATCGTCACGCTGGAAGACGAGCGTGACAAGTTCCGCGCCGGCGCCCAAGCGTCGATCCTGGCGCGCAGCAACCTCGCCAAGGACGACAAGGCGAACAACTACCGCGGCCTCACGCTGATGGACCTGGCGCGCGAGTGCCTGGCCCACGCCGGCGTGAACGCACGTGGCATGTCGAAGATGGACGTGGTTGCGGCTGCGTTCACCAACACCAGCTCGGACTTCCCGCTGCTGCTGGCCAACGTCGCCGACAAGGCCATGATGAAGGGCTACGAGGAAGCGGAAGAGACCTTCCAGCTGTGGACCTCCGTCGGCACCCTCGGCGACTTCAAGCCGGGCAAGCGCCTGGACCTGAATACCTTCCCGTCGCTGGACAAGATCCAGGACGGCGGCGAGTACAAGTACGCCAACGTGGGTGAGCGCGGCGAGACCGTGCAGCTGGCCACCTACGGCAAGATGTTCTCGCTGACCCGTCAGACCATCATCAACGACGACCTGGACGCCTTTACCAAGATCCCGCGTCGCATGGGGCGCGCCGCGATCCGCACCATCGGTGACCTGGTGTACGCGATCCTGACCGGCAATCCGCTGATGGCAGACGGCAAGGAGCTGTTCCACGGCGACCACAAGAACCTGCTGGCTGCTGCCGGCATCTCCACCGCCGGCGTCGACGCCATGCGTGTTGCGATGGCCAAGCAGACCGATGGCAACGCCACCCTGAATATCCGCCTGGCCAAGCTGCTCGTGCCGGTCGCGCTGGAAGGCACTGCCAAGGTCGTGAAGGACAGCGAGTTCGAAGTCGGTGCAAACACCAAGAACAACACGGTGCCGAACTCGGTACGCGGCACGTTCGAGGTCATCAGCGATGCCCGCCTGGATAGCGCGCCAACCACCTGGTACGGCGCGGCCGATCAGAACATTCACGACACCGTCGAAGTGCAATACCTGGACGGCAACCAGGCGCCGACGCTCGAGCAGCAAGATGGCTGGACCCGCGATGGCGTCGAGTTCAAGGTCCGCATGGATGCCGGCGTCAAGGCGCTCGACTTCCGCACCCTGGCCAAGACCCCAGGCGCTGCATAAGCCGTCCCCATAACCCTGGCGTCGCGCTTGCGGCGCCCCCTGAATCGAAAAGGAGCCAGCAATGGCAAAGAATTACGTGAGCGAGGGCGACGTGTTGGACTACACCTCCGGCGCGACCGCAATCGCCTCGGGCTCGGTCGTAGCCATGGGCAAGCGGATCGGTATCGCCCTCTCGGACATCCCTCCCAACAGCACCGGCTCGGTCGCTGTTACCGGAGTGTGGACCGTTGCGAAACTGCCGGCCGACGATGTCGCCCAGGGCGAGCTGCTGTACTGGGATGCCGCCAATGTGCGTCTCACCGAGACCGCTGGCGCGCTTGCCGTCGCCGGCTACGCTGCAGCTGCGGCCGGCGCTGGTGCGACTTCCGTCCGCATCAAGATCAACGCCTGATGTTCGACCAGCTCGAAGCCCGCCTGAACCGGCTCGCGATGGAGCGCCTGTCGAATGCCCTGGCGCGCATTCCCGGCGTCGAGGGTGACATCCCGGTCATCTTCGACACCGAGTACAGGAACGGCATGGTCGGCATGGGCATGGGTGCGGCGGCGCCGCAAATGGTCATCGCCAACGATCGCGTACCTCAAGATTTCGACGAGCTGCGCATCACCGTCAACGGTGCGGCCTGGAGGGTGGCCGACTGCCAGCCCGATAGCTATCTGCCGACCGGCCTGAGCCTGGTCGTCCTGGAGAAAGCATGACGACCCAGCACATGGCGATCGTACAGGCAGTCGCACAGCGCCTGCAGGCAGACCCGGCAATCGTCGTGGACCGCGTCTACGTCAACCGCCGGCGCCCACTGGGCAGTGACAAAAGCCGGGCAATCGTGGTCCGTCTCGGCCGCTCGTTGTCGCAGGAGGTGAAGCAGCTGGGTGGCCGTACCTCGTGGGACACGCTGCTCGAGATCGAGTGCTACGGCCGCGACGGCGCCGACGATGTGCCCGGCACGGTCGCGGACCAAGTGCTCGAGGCAGTCTTCGACAACCTGGATGGTGGCGCGGGTCTCGGCTATGGCGTGATGGATATCGGACCTCTGCCGGGCGACACCCTGGCTTGGGACTTCGAGGAGCTGGACAACAGCGTGGCGTGCGTCAGTGCGCGCTTCGTAGTGAAACACCAAACCAACGGGAGGACCCTGAAGTTATGAAAGAACTGAAAACCGCCGGCGCGAGTACGCCGGATCTGGTCAAGGCTGAAGAAGTGCAGACGTCTGCACTGGCGCCCGTGCCGCAGCAAGACCCTGCGGTGGGCGGCAGCTACGTCCGCAATGTTGGTACCGGCGAGCTCACCAAGATCGAACCGGTCCGTGAACCGAAAGAACAGGAGTAATACATGGCAGCGGAAACTCAACGCCTGATTCGTAAGACCGCAATCCTCGCGAAGCTCGAAGAGGAGTATGGCGTCGACTCGATCCCTGAAGGTGCGGCCAACGCGCTCGTGATCAGCAACGTGTCGATCAATGCCCTGAACGCCGAATGGATCAAGCGCGACATCATTCGCGAGTACCTGGGCGCGTCTGAAGAGCTGCCAGGCGCGTCGTACGTCGAATGCGGATTCGACATCGAGCTGGTCGGCGCCGGCACGGCAGGCAAGGCACCGGCATGGGGACCGCTGATGCGCTCGATTGGCTTTGCCGAGATCATCACCGCTGGCGTGCGTGTCGACTACGTTCCGATCTCCGGCGGCTTCGAGTCGTCGTCGATCTATTACTTCGACGACGGCGTGCTGCACAAGCTCCTGGGCGTGCGCGGGACGGCTTCGCTGAACCTGACCGTCGGCGAGAAGCCGGTGATCAGCTTCAAGCTCATCGGGGTCGATGGCGGCATCGCCGCGTTGAACAACCCGTCCACAACCCTGACCGCCTGGCGCGTGCCGCAGATCGTCACCGATGACAACTCGGGGAATATCACCATCGGCGCTACCCACGCTATCGCCACCGCGCCGGCCTTCGTTGGCGGCGTCGAATATCCGAGCCAGGGCCTGACCATCGACCTGGGTGTCACCGCGACGTTCCAGAAGATCCTCGGCGGGAAGTCGGTCGCCATCACGGACCGCGAAGTCACCGGCGCCGTCAAGCTCAAACAGACTGCCGCCCAGGAAGTGTCGTTCATGGGCAAGGTCAAAGCCGCCACGAAGGAAACGCTCGGCCTGATCCACGGCACTGTCCCGAACGACAAGGTTGCCGTGTTCATGCCGGCGGCCCAGTTTAAGGAGCCGACCAAGGAAGAGCTGAATGGCGAGCGCCTGATCGGCTACAACGTGCGCGCAACACCTGTCGCCGGCAACGACGAAATCCGCATCATCGCCAGCTTTGCATAAACACGCGGGTCGCCTGGCCCGCAACGATCTAGGAAAAATCATGAGCAAGCGCTTTACCACCGTTATCAGCCCAACCGTCCTCGTCACCGTCAAAGGCGCCACCAAGGACGGCAAAGGCCAGCCCGTGCCGTTCAAGTTCACGCTGACCTGCTCGCGTCTGCAGGCGGACGACCTCAAGCAGCGCATCAGCAGCGGCGAATTCGACATGAAGGACGTGCTGCGCGAAGTCACCAATGACTGGAGTGGCCAGCGCCTGGTCATCGACGAGGAGACCAGCCAGCCGGCCGAATTCTGTCCCGAGGCATTCGATGCGCTGCTGAACATCCCCGGCATGGCCCTGGTGTGCTTCAACGCCTTCGCCAAGGAGACGAGCGCCGAAGCAAAAAACTAGCGCAGGTCGCGCGCTACGCGGCCCTCGGCTGGATCGTCGACGAAGACCAAGAGGAGCTGGACGACGAGGCTATCAGCGAGGCCGCGGCGGCATTCGGCCTGGCGCCGGTTTATGAGCGGCAACGGGCCGAACCTCTCTACCTTTGGCCTGAATGCGTCAAGGCCTGGAACTTCTTCCAGGCCGTGTCGACCCAGTGGGTCGTCGGGCCAGGCGGCGCGGTTGGTCTGAATTACCAGAGCGTCCTCGTGGTGCGCGATGCGTGGAAGATCAGGCGCAAGGAATGGCCCAAGTTGTTTTCGGAAGTGCAAGCGATGGAGCGCGCGACCTTGTCAGGATGGAGTGAACGAAAGAAGTGAGCGAATCTCGAGTAATCATCACAGCCGTTGCCGATCGCGCAATTTCCGAGTTCCGCCGGTTCCGCGAACAGGCGACCGGCGCTTTGGAAACGGTGTCGCAAGCTGGTGGCGTCATTGGTGGCGTGCTTGGTGCGGTCGGGGCCTCGCTGTCGATCGCGGCTTTCACCGGCTGGATCAAAGGTGCGATCGACGCCACTGACGCAGCAAGCGACCTGTCACAACGGATCGGCGTTGCGGTCGAAGACCTGGCCGGCCTCGAGCTGGCCTTCCAGATGGGCGGCATGGAAGCGAGCGCCCTCGAGGGAGCGATGACGAAGCTGTCCAAGCAGATCGTCGACAACGGTGACGCGTTCGCGAAGCTCGGCATCAGCTCGAAAAATCTGGACGGTTCGTTCAAGAGCAACAAGGACATGCTGTACGAGCTGGCGGATGAGTTTGCAAGCATGGAGGAGGGCGTCCAGAAGGTGGCCCTCGCCCAGGAAGTGTTCGGCAAATCAGGGGCGGCCATGCTGCCGCTGCTCAACGGCGGCTCCGAGGGCCTCCGCGAGATGGATGCGATGGCCCGCCAGCTCGGCCTGTCGCTGAGCGAAGAAGCGGTCGAGCAGGCCGGATCCTTCAACGATACCCTGGACTTGCTGATGCTCGGCACCCAAGGCGTGGCGCGCGGGGTAGCGGCCGAGCTTCTGCCGACTTTGAGTAATCTGGCTGGCCAGTTCCTCACGACCATGACTGCAGGCGATGGGTTGAAGAAGACTGCTGACTTTCTCAGTAGTGGTCTCAAACTTCTCTACAGCGTCGGCGTTGGCATTGTGGAGGTCTTTTCAACTGTGGGGAAGGTGATTGGCGGATTGGCGGCTTACATCACGAACAGCCTAGCGGGATCGGTTGAGCAACTGAGCCTTCTTCTAAAGGGTGACTTTGCCGGTGCATGGGAAGCGGTCAAACGCACCGTGACCTCAAGCGGAGGGATCGTCCTCGACGTCGCCGATGATGTCGGAAAGGGATGGGCAGCGACTGCACGCTCGATTGCGGCGGCCTGGGGCGAAAGCGGCGATGCCTCGGTGCAGGAGATGGCAGCTATCGTGGCAAACGGAAAAGTCGTCGGGAAGAGCGCGGCTGAGATCGCGGCCGAGACCAAGAAACTTAATCAGGAGCAGCAGGCGCAGGCCAAGCTGCTCGCTGAGTTGTCGGGCTTGAGCGGCACGTTTGCCCAGGAATGGGATGCACTCAGCAGAGCGTATGCGAACGGCGCGATCTCGGTTGACCAGCTGACGAAGGCACAGGCGGGCTTACTGGCCAAGCAGCCGGCTATCAAGGCTGCAAACGATGCGGCTGCGAAGGCGGCTGCAGACGAGAAAAAGCTGTTGGACGAAGCTACTGCCGCGGTCGACCGTGACATCGACGGAATTGTCAAGCAGACCGAAGCCCTGGAACTGAAAATCCGCACCTACGGCATGCTGCCGGAGGCGATCACCGATGTCCAGATCGCCGAGCTCGAGGCGGCGAAGCAGTCGCTCGCCTTGTCGGACGCTGGAGTCGCTGATATCCAGCGCAGGATAAACGCCCTGAAAAGCCTCCGCAATGCCCAGGCCGCGGCGACCATCCATGATGCGGAGATCGAGGCAGTCAAGAAGCTGACCGACGAGGGCAAGCGCATGTCCGAGACCATCGAGTCGTCTTTGACCGATGCGCTGCTGCGCGGCTTCGAGAACGGCAAAGGCTTCGCCGAGAATCTGGTCGACACGCTGAAGAATATGTTCAACACCCTGGTGCTTCGTCCGGTGATCCAGGGCGTGCTGCAGCCTGTCTCGGGAACGTTGAATGGGCTCGGACAGAGCGTGCTCAACCAGTTCGGCCTCGGCGCCGTTCCAGGCGCAAGCGGTGCGGGAGGCACTGGCGTCGGTAGCGCGATCAGTTCGGTCAAAGGCATCTACGACGCCATGCAGGGTGGCTTCGCCGCCCTTGGTGACACCGTGGCCGGCTTCGCACAGAGCGCCTTGAGTTCGATGGGCTACACACCGCTCGCATCGCAAGGTCTTGCGACCGCTGGTGGCCAGGCGCTGACCCCACTGGCTAATGGCTTGGGTGCGGCAGCGGGCATCGCCGGTGGGGTGGTTGGCGGGGTGATGGGTGGCCGCGCGCTGTCGAACGGCTATTCGGCGTTCGGTGGCTCGGGCAATTCGACGGTCAATGCCGGCACCGCAATCGGCGCCGCTGTTGGCTCGATCGTGCCTGTGCTGGGTACCGCCCTCGGTGGCCTGGTAGGTGGCCTGCTGGGTGGCGCCGTGAACCGGCTGTTCGGTCACAAGCCAAAGGAAGTCATCGTTAGCAATCTCGCGGGCACCCTGGGCGAGGGCGGCTTCGACGGCAAGGTCGTCCAGCAGTGGAAGCAAAAGGGCGGCTGGTTCAGGAGCGACAAATCCGGCTTTGATCGCGTGGATGTGGCGCCAGAAATGGACCAGGCGCTGTCCGATGCCTATGGCGTCATGAAGGTGTCCACGAAGGCCTTCGCCGAAGCGCTTGGCGTGGACGCGTCGAGCATCGCTCGTCGAACCGACGCAATCAATATCGCTATCGGAAAGACCGATGCCGAGACGCAGGCCAATATCACTGCCTACTTCGAAGGGCTCGCGAACACCATGGCCACCGACCTGGTGCCGGAGCTGGTGAATCTCCAGCAGAAAGGCGAGTCCGCATCGGCCGCGCTGCAGCGCCTGGCAACGGGGTACGCCATCGTCGACGACGCGCTGGCCTCTATCGGGGTGACGTTCGGTGCGGCTGGCGTCTCGTCACTGGCTGCTCGCGAACGACTCCTCCAAGCAGCCGGCGGACTGGATGCGTTCGCATCTGGCGTCCAATTCTTCCAGCAAAACTTCCTGTCCGAGGCCGAGCGTAACGCGCCGGTGCTGAAGGCGGTAATGGAGCAGATGGCGGCCCTTGGTCTGGCCAGCGTCGATACCCGCGACGAGTTCAAGCAGGTCGTGCTGGACCTGATCAACAGCGGCGCCCTGGCCAGCGAAGAAGGCGCGAAGCGGTATGCAGCGTTGATGGCGATCCAGGCCGACTTCGCCCAGGTGTATCCGGCCACCGAAGCCGCTGCACAGCAAGCTGCGGCACAGGCTGCGGCCGTGCTCGAGCAGCGTAAGCAGCTGCAGGCTGAGTACGACGCGCTGACGATGACGTCGGCGCAGCAGGAGCAAGTGGCGCTTGAGCAGCAGCGGGCTGCGTTGGATGAGAGTGTACGGGCGCTCTTCGACCAGGTGCAGGCTATCAAGGCGCAGAAGGCGGCGGTGGAAGATGCGAACGCTGCAGCAGCGGCGCTCTTGGGCGAGGTCGATAGCGCGTTTCTCACGCTGCAGCGTGTCGCGTCACGTGAGAAGGCCGCGCTGCAGGCAAGCGTCGACGTCCATGCTGCAGCGGTAAATCGGCTGCAGGGCTTGGCGCAGCTTCTCAACGGCACGCTCAACAGTATGACGTCGCCGGAGCAGCAGCTGGCCCAGCGTGCCGCCGCACAGGCACAGATCCGCGCGGCGCTGGTGAAGGCGCAGGCCGGCGGCTTTCTGCCGGATGCGGAAAGCCTGCGCGACGCTCTGAGCACGGTTACCCGCGATGCATCGGACCAGTTCAGTTCCTACAACGATTATCTGCTGGACCTGTATCGGACCCAAGGCGACATCGCAGCGCTGGCGGGCATCACGGACAAAGCGCTGACGGTCGAAGAGCGGTCGCTACGGGCACTCGAGGATCAGATTGCCCGCCTGGATCGGATCCTGGAGAACGGCCAGGAGCAGATTGACGCGTTGAATGGCCAAGCCACCGGGCTGCTGACACTATCGCAAGCAATGGATGCGCTGGCGGCCGCGATCGGAGCGGCCAAAGCCAATCCGATCATCAGCGGAACATCGGCAATCTCAAACGCGTACCAGCAGGCGCTGGGGCGGACTCCGGATGCTGGCGGCTTGGCCTACTGGCAGGACCGCGTGGCCAACGGCGCTTCGCAGAATGCGGTGGTGGACTCGATCGTGAATTCGCCCGAGGCGAAGATTAAGAAGCTCTATGGCGAGGTGCTCGGCCGCACCGCGGATGCAGGCGGGCTGGACTACTGGATGGATCGCCTGAAGGGCGGCATCAGCCTGGACGCCATCCGCGACACGTTCCAGAACAGCGACGAAGCGAAGAAGTTGCGCGGTGTGCCTGGCTTCGCCACCGGCGGTGATCACGCGGGCGGCTGGCGCATCGTTGGCGAGGATGGCCCCGAGCTGGAGGCGACCGGTCCGTCTCGCATCTTCAATGCGAACCAGACAAAGGACATGTTCTCGCGACTGGCCAGCCCGGCGGACAACGGTGTGGTACTCGCGCGGGCCGTGAGCAGCTTGAGCTTCGAAGTCGCCCAACTGCGTTCTGAGAACACGCTCTTGCGTGAGGAGTTGAACGCTGGCCTTGGCGCCATTGCTATCAACACCTTGAACACAGCCGATCACTTGGATGCGGCCACTAGAGGCGAAGTGCCATTCGCGACGAAGATTGTGAAAGAGGAAGCATGATTATTGTCGAACCAATAGCGATAGGCGATGTAGCTTGCAAGCGCGGATCCCCCAAGTGGGTGTATGACCGGACCGGCACGCTGGTCGAGGTGCCGGCCAATACCCTGGGAGTAACCTATGACCCCTCTGACCTGAGCCCCCGGTGTCAGAATAGTTGTCGCGTCACCTGAATGGAGTGGGCCATACCGGGGGCGGGCAAAGAGAGATTGTGTGGGACAGTATTCAGCAGAACGAAAAGAAGCGCTGTTGCGGCAGATGAT